GAAGTATGAGATGGGTTTCCCATTCCTTCAGCATCTTTCTGAGGGATTCAAAGAGCTTCTTCCAGTTCGCTACGGTAAACAGATGGAAGCGTGTGCTAAACTTGATCCAAAGTTTATCATCCCAGGAACACCATTCACCACAGCTACGGTCAATAAGACTTTCCGTACTGCTGCTCATCGTGATGCTGGCGATTTGAACGAGGGGTTCTCAAACCTCACAGTCGTTTCAAACAATGGCAAATACACTGGTGGTTATCTGGTATTCCCAGAGTATCGTTGTGCGGTAAACATTCGTCCAGGCGATCTTCTTCTGGTTAATAACCACGAAGGCATTCACGGCAATACTGATATGGTTGCTGAAGAGGGTGCTGAGCGTATTTCGTTCGTGTGTTATTTCCGTGAAAAGATGCTTGAGTTGGGTAGCTGGGACTATGAAATGACTCGCAAAGAGTTTGTTGAAACTCGTAGACTGAACAAAGAACACAAGTATTGGAAACCTCTTTGGAATGGTGTGAGTGAGGGAATGTGGACTACCGATGAATGGTATGGCTTCCTTGAAACGAAACTTGGACCAGAAGTCCTAGCCCAACAACATCCTGAGACTCAGCGCTCATCACTTGAAGACTTCTTTTAGAATCTTGTGAAACCATGCAATCGTCCTTGACTTTTGCGTGGTTTTCATGTATACTGTTTGTAAATGAGGTAAATATTAAGGACTTAGTAAATGAAAACTTTAGATAAAAGCACGTTCCAGTATGGTTATGAGATCGAGTGGGGTGATATCGATCGTAACATGCCTATCCCTGAGCACATCGGCTCATGGGAATACTGCGAAACAGACATTATCAATCTCCGTGAACCATATCGTGGTCTAGCTTGTGATCCTAAAGGCATCAATCCTCCTGTTGGTGGTGAGATTAACACCAAGCCAACCAAGACTTGGGAGCATCAGGTTGATAACATCATGGAGCTTCATGACCTCTTTGTTGAGCATGGATCCGCACCAACGGCTGGCTGTGTAAATCATGGTCATCTTCATATTCACGTTCCAGGATTGACTGACGACATCGATGCGTTGAAGCGTTTGATGCTGTATATCAAAGCCAATCAACATATCACCATGGATCGTGTTTATCAGTATCGTGTTTATCAGGGTATGGAAAAGACCAAGACTGCTCGGACTTACCTGAAGCATGATGGTGGACGTATCGCTCCTGACTGGCTTTGCGACAATCTTGCAACCGTTCCTAATAACTTTGAGGAATGGCTGGACGTTCACTGCTGTGGTAAAGATGCGAAGATTCGTTCACGTCCTTTCCGTTTCGGTATTCACACCTATGCGCTGAAAAACACCAAGACCATTGAGTTCCGTTGTTTCCGTAGCACGTGCGATCGTCGCGAGTTGGAAGACAGCTTTAAGTTTGCCACTGCGTTTATCGATGCAGCACTGAATGGTGGACCGAGCGTTGAAGACATCCTTATGAGCTACGACTTTCAGTTCCCTCCGTTCACATACGATCATAACATGTATGTCGACTGGGAGAATACGAAACAAGCTAGTGAGACTCGTCGTTTAGATAATGAAACTGCTGAGAAGCTGGGTCTAACTGTCATGGGTAAGCAGCGTAAGTTTATTGAAGCCGAGGAATAATATGAACTACAGAACAATCAATAAGGCTCAATACCTAGCGCTGCATAATACTATCACAGATGATAAGACATTTAAGTTTTCGAAAGCAGCTATTAGCGCATGGGACTTTATGAAGGGATGGGACAAGTGGGATCCACGAGTCCTTGAGGATGAGGGTGTAATCAACTCCATTTGCTTCATGAAGGTATCTGGTCAGGCTGGATCCAAGGTTCTTTATATTTGTAATATCTTTACTCTGCCCGAGTTTCGCAAGAAAGGATACGGTAAGATGTTACTTGATCTGAACATCAAGGAAGCTGTAGCTGACTACGATGCTGAGTCTATACGTATGGACTGCAACAAAAAAGCACTAGCGTTCTATGATAGTCTTGGAGCTGTTTACTGGGGTACGACACCTAACAAATCTATGTTCTGTGATCTTCCAATAAATAGTAATGGAGTTGCCTCGCTGGGTAGTCATGGTGCTAAGAGTTCTTCGGATATTCTGAACACTTACAATCCACGACTACGAGACGCAAAGATTGCTTGGATTAAGAAAAAGCTGCGTGATCATGATGCACTTGACTATGGACATCCATCGTTGCGCGATAACTTTATGGCAACATATGACACTGAAACAACTACGTTAGGTATATAATTGATGGACACTATTTTTAGTAATTTGAGTATCGACCGCAAAGATATTAAATGGGAAGACCATCTATACGATCTTACACCAGTCGAACAAGTTGATGGAGTTTATTTCAAACGTGAAGATAAGTTCGCACCACTGGGTTATGGTGGCATCAACGGCTCTAAACTAAGACAATGTATTTGGTTGACCAGTGAGTATGTCCTACACCACAATAACCCTGTGGGCGTTATTTCAGGCACTTCAGTTAAGTCTCCTCAGTTGCCGATGGGTTCGGCAGTTGCGGAGCATTTTGGTTTGGATAGCGTTCATGTTATCGGAGCCACCAGAGCAGAGATCGCAATGAAGCACGAGAATGTTGCTTCGGCGACATGGTTCAATGCTCAGTTCTTTGTGAACAAAGGTATCGCTTACAATCCAGTATTACAGCGTAAGTGTCAAGAGATCCTTGAGCGTTCTCCTGAGGCTCGTGACTTCTTTTACCTTGAGTATGGTATCACGCTTGATCATAAAGCTAAGTGGAATACTGCCTCTCGTATTGAGCAGTTCCACCACGTTGGTAGTGAGCAGGTAAGAAACATTCCTGACCATATTGAAACCATCATCATTCCAGCTGGATCGTGCAACTCTTGCACTTCCATTCTTTATGGATTGGCAAAGTATAAGCCTAAGAACCTTCGTGATGTTTATCTGATTGGCATCGGTCCAAACAAGATTGACTTCGTCGAAGAGCGTTTGGATATTATTTCCAAAGTATCAGGCATCGACACTAAACCATACAAGCGCATGTACCATGATAGTCCTGCAAAACAAGACAAGCATGAGTCCGTGTTTGATATGGATGACGTTAAGTCGAACTGGAACTTTAATCTACATCATTATGACCTTCATACTACAAAATATGTTGACTACCAAGATGAAATGCCGTATACTCATGGTGATATTCAGTTCCACCCTACCTATGAAGGTAAGGTAATGACTTATGTCAAAGAAAGGTATCCACACCTTTTGAATAATAAAACTATGGTTTGGGTCGTAGGAAGCAAGCCATATAAAGAAAAGATGTACGAGATATTGAATGAGCGTCTCGGCGAGTTTCCTACAGAGCTAAAGGAGTTCCACTATGCTCAATAAAGAAAGTAAACATCCCATTGGTTCATATTGTGAGCTAAACAATATCGAGCCTGTTACCGATCTGGTGAAGGGTATGGACTTTCGTAAACCTGAATACCGTCGGGAAACCTTTCTGCGTTTCTACGAGTTTCATCTAAAGCACCGTGCCCATCCTGGGGCAGTTTATTTTATGTTCAACTATCTGCGCGAGCGATTCAGCCTGACGCAAGAAGATATGTTGTGGATCACCTACATCAATGGTGTTTCGCAGCATATCGTAACGACTTGGGAATTGTTTAAGAAGTTCCCTACGTTCACATCTGATGCTGATGAGATGCAGCAATTTATTATGGACAACTGGGCTGAACTTGGCTGGGACATGGATCGTCGCTATGTTAAGACTAAGTTTGGTGAAGCACTCAAGAGCTATCAGAAACTAGTCGGTGAGCACACGAAGTCTAATACTCAGGAAGAGTTTTGGAATAATCTGTGTAATAGTGAAGATGAGTATCAGAACTTTCACAACTGCTGGGACATGGTGATGAATAACTTCGCCTACTTTGGCAGACTCTCAACCTTTTCTTATCTTGAGTATCAGCGTATCATTGGTGTCAATCTAGACTGTGATGAATTGTTCCTTGACGATATGTCTGGTTCTAAGTCGCATCGTAATGGTATTGCTGTTGTGTTGGGTCGCGATGATATGGACTGGCATGATAAAATCAATCCAAACTTTGAGGGCTATACGTCTGACCATATGGATTGGTTAAAGTCTGAGGGTGCTAAACTTCTTGCTGAAGCTAAAGAACGATTCAAAGACAATCCTGACGTTCCTCAACGTGATGTGAGTTACTTCACTCTGGAGTCCACATTATGCTGCTACAAGTCATGGCATCGTCCTAATCGTCGTTATCCTAACGTCTATATGGACATGTTTCATGATCGCGTTCGTAAGGCTGAGGAAGCTACCAAGCACGAGAAAGACTTTAGCTTATTCTGGGATGCTCGTAAAAAGTTTCTTCCTGAGGAATTGCGTCTGGAAGATAATCCCACAGACTGTGGACTGAAGCCAGACAAACAGAATCACTATCGTTTGACTGGTGAGGCTATTATGATGCATGTTGACTGGGCTTGTTTTGAGAACGATTTTGCAAACAATCAATATGCATTACCTGTTTGACTTATAAGTAAGATCAACGTATGATTGGAGAAGAGTATGACGTGGTTAAAATATAGTGGGTGTTGGATCAACTTTGTTCTAAACCCATATCACTGGATGTTTGACTTTGATTTTGGGGGTATCGGTCTTGGTGAATTAGTCGCCGATGAAGAAGATACCGAGTACTTTTGGGTTCATGGATTGTTTGGACCATTTAACTTTAGGATTGTTCTAGACAATGGAAAACAAGACATACACAGCGACAGTAACTGAACTTAAAGACGGTGGACTTGCTATTCCGCTCCACGCTTCTTGCTTTGAGGTACTTGACTTGCAAGAGGGTGATAGGGTAAAGTATACTCCTATTGGTGATGGTTTCTCTATCAGCAAGTGGGATGGACAGCTTGAGCTGTTCTTTGATGTCGAGGAAATGCTCGGCGAAATCGTTGAAATGGAGAAAAAGCATGGCTAAACTTATTGGTATTATCGGAATGCCTGGAACTGGCAAGACCACTATGATGAAAGAGTGGATGGCTTCGCGCGAGTGGTCTGAAGATACTCCCATTAAGCTACTCAATACTCATGTCAGTAGCGGTATTCGTTTGTTCGGCAAGTATGCCGAGGGTGACGTCTATGCAGGAACTGATAAACTGTCTATGGCTGTTCAGCCAGCAGCTATCGAGTATCTCAAAGGTGATCCATCCCCAATCAATGTCTTTGAGGGTGATCGTCTGACGACTCTAACCTTCTTTGAAGAGGCTGTTCGCTTGGGTCATGACGTGACCATCATAGAGTTGACAGTAGACGATGAGACTCGTGAGCAGCGTTACAGAGATCGAGGTAGCGAGCAATCTGATACCTTTGTTAATGGTCGTCGCACGAAGGTTCGCAACATCACAAATCGCTTCTCAGGATCTCCTCTTGATGAAGACGAACCAAACATCGTGGAAACATACATTCACGAAACCCCTGAAGATACTAAGGTTATTGTTGCACGACTGGAGCAGCTAGTATCCGCAACTAACTAAATATCTTATTAGGGGAAATAGTCCTTGACTTTCCCCATCATTTGGTGTATAATGAACTTACCATAGATGGAGAATTAAAATGGCTAATCTTATTGTCAGGGGTGGATCGGTTACGCAAAAGAAACATGCGTCGTCGATCGCCTCTTTCGCACTTACTAAGCTGATGACAAATCGACTTAGCAATTCTCTCAGTATAAAAATTCATATCGCAAAAGGTCTTCACCAAAAGGGTGAGGTATTGGGCGACGCTATCTGGATGGACGATGAGCCAAGTCGCCGTCCCAAAGAATTTGTAGTTCGAGTAGACGCAGAGATAGGTCTCCGCAATTTGTGTATGACCATCGCTCACGAAATGGTTCATGTTAAGCAATGGGCGAGTGGAGAGATGTATGAGTACAACAATCACCTATTCGAGACGTCTCGTTTTAATGGCAAACAAGTAAATCGTAATAAGATAGACTACTGGGATCTCCCATGGGAAATTGAAGCACATGGTCGTGAGCTTGGTATCTTCATTAGATGGGCAGAAGAGTGTGGACACAGCGCTAAGAAGTGGGCGCACGTCGACTACTAAATAGTCCATTAGAGGATAAACTTATGGCATCATCTGGCGCATCGGCGTGGAGCAAATACTTTCAGGGTAAAGGCGACCTTCAAACTACAATGAAGAAGGACTCGCCTAGCTATGACGCACTTGATCCAAACAAAAAGACAGGAACTTTAACAGCAGGGTCGAAGGTGACTTACCTTGCTGCGAAGCTGTATGAGTCGAAAGCACTTGTGCAGGTTTCAATCAAGAACGGTAGAGAGTTCCAGCTAGTTCGTGTTTCCTTTGACGCCATCGCTAAACCAGGAGTGAAGGCATCTGCTGCTGTTTCGCTGAAGCCTCAAGCGTTTGGTGTTCGTGAGAAAAGGTATCGTATTTCCGAGTACGCAAAGATTGTTGCGGAAAGTATCGAAGATCGTAAAGACCTGTCATCTGAACTTCGCACATACCTTGGCGCAGTGTTTGATCACTATGCCACAGGTAAGACGACTAAGGGTGAAGTGACCAAGATCTTTAATATGGTCAAGAGCGATATTCCCATAAACGACATCAACAAAGACTTCGGTGAGGTGCTTGGACCTGTTGCCTGTTACAAGCTACAGCTGTTTAAAACGAAGGGCATTACCTTAACCAATCAGCTTGAGGTTTATATGCCTGAGCGACCAAACGAACCACTGATGGACTATGGTTTGTTTGACGGTAAGAAGCAGTATGTTATCTCAGCAAAGTCGGGAACTACCACCAACACGGTGAAGCCAGGAGATATTATTGCTCTCCTGTGGAAGAACGCAGCAAAGGTGTCCAAGTGGCGTGATACCAAAGAGTATCACATGCTGGAGCAGCTTGCGTTAAACCCAATCCTTTTTGGACCGATCAAAGCAGTTGCCAAAGCCTATGGGCTATTTCCTGTTGAGGCAGCGATGAAGGTTACTAAGACTGAGTATGATACAGGAGCGTTCGCCAAGTTTATCAACGAGAATGATTACCTCAAGACTAAGCCGAAACCAACAGTCAATGAGATCATGTATGAGTGTGAGAAGCTAATCCAAAAGGATACTAAGACAGGCGATCTAAACATGAATGCCATATTTTCAGACGCCATCGAAGAAGCAGTTATCTATGTGAAGTTTGAATTGGATTCTCTGGGAATCGGTGTTTGGAAGGTTATCACATCAGACGATATCTCCAATATCCAAGGGTATGGTAGAGCATATTTGCGTACGAAGAACGGCTACACACGTGCTGCCGATCGTATGGGCGTTCAGATTTGATGAAAAAAGATTAAAATAAGTGAAAAAAAGGCTTGACTTTTGCAATAGTCTGATGTATAATAGATGTATTGAATTAGGAGAAGAAGATGGTACAGTCGCTCAAAAGCTACATTAAAGAAGAAAAGAATACTCACATGGAGCACCTGGAAGACTTGGTGTTCAACGAAGGTGTGGCTGGTACTCGTAAAGCGATTAAGTTCCTTCACGACCTTCGTGATATGCTTTCAGGAAAAGCTGCTACAAAGATCCAAGCGACTGTTAAGTGGGACGGTGCTCCTGCTATCTTCTGCGGTATCGATCCTCGCGATGGCAAGTTCTTCGTAGCTAAGAAAGGCGTCTTCAACAAAGAGCCTAAAGTCTATAAGACACCTGCTGACGTTAAGGCTGATACACAGGGTGACCTGCAAAAGAAAATGCTTATCGCTTTGACCGAGCTGTCTAAGCTAGGCATCAAGTCTGGTGTTTATCAAGGTGACTTGATGTTCACTAAAGGTGACGTTAAGGCTGCTAAGATTGATGGCGAGTCTTATTTGACTTTCCATCCTAACACTATCGTTTATGCTGTTCCTGCTAAGTCTGCCTTAGCTAATACGATTAAGTCAGCAAACATCGGTATTGTGTTTCACACTACCTATACTGGAACTTCTTTCGAGACAATGAAGGCTAACTTTGGTCTAGTCATCGTTGATAAATTCAAGAAGAATGCTTCTGTCTGGATGGACGACGCTAACTACAAAGACGTTAGTGGAACGGCTACCTTTACGCTTGCTGAAACCAAAGAGTTGGATTCCAAGCTGGTCGCTATTGACAAGTTGATATCTGGTTTGAATGCTAAGATGGTCAATGACATCGCAACAGATGCGGATCTTCTTCTGCAAATCAAAACCTACAACAACACTAAAGTCCGTGCTGGTGAAGAGATAAAAAATCCTCGTGCTCATGTTCAGGGTATGTTTCATTACATCGCTGATAAATACCAAACCAAAATCGACTCAATGAAAACTGAGAAGGGTAAGGCTGGCTGGGAAGAGAAGAAGAAAGAAGTGATGAAATACTTTATCGCTCATGAGCAAGCTGAGATTGCTAAGATCTTCGAGTTGACCAATCTGATCGTTAGTGCTAAGTCTATGATCATCGGTAAGATGAATCAGGCTGGTGGCTTGAAGACTTTCCTTCGCACTACCTCTGGCTACAAAGTTACTGGAGTTGAGGGTTTTGTTGCTATTGATCACCTGAGCGGAAGTGCCGTCAAGATCGTGGATCGTATGGAGTTTAGTAAATCAAACTTCTCTGCTGACATCATAAAAGGTTGGCAAAAGTAAAAAAAGAACTTGACTAAATAGTATTAGTATAGTATACTTACTTCAATATCGATGGAAAAACAAATGAAAAACTATAAAAGTCTTATTACAGAAATGCCCTCGAAAGCAATCGTAATTGCATTCGGGCGATTCAATCCGCCTACAACTGGTCACGAACTGCTTATCAATAAAGCAGTTAAGTTTGCAGCTAGCAAACGTGTCGACTATCAAATTTGGGTGACACACACTCAAGACAAGAAGAAGAATCCTCTTCCTCAGGATCGTAAGTTGTATTTCATGAAGCGTATGTTCGGTGAGAACATCAAATTCATGCCTACCTCTGCTCCTAATAAAAGAACTATTATTGAAGTTGTCAAGTTCCTGAACGAGAAGTATGATGAAATTTACATCATCGCTGGCTCAGATCGTGTTCCTGATTACCAAAAGTTGTTGAACACTTATAATGGTAAAGAATACAACTACAAAAAGATTCAAATCGTTTCTTCTGGTAAACGTGATCCTGACAGCGATTCAGCTGAGGGTATGTCTGCCACCAAGATGCGTGATGCCGCAGCTAAGGGTGACTTCGTATCATTCAAGCGTGGTACTCCTGCTAAGATGACAGTTGCTGATGCAAAGCGTATGTTCAACGAAGTCCGTAAGGGCATGAACCTAGAAGCTGTCAATGAAGTCGTAACATTCAACACTTCAGATATTCGCGAGCGTTATGTCGCTGGTGAAATTTTCAACGTCGGTTCCGTCGTAGAAGATGCTAATGGCGTCTACGAAGTTATGGATCGTGGTGCAAACTACATCACTGTTGTGAATGATGAAGGCTTTATGAGTAAGAGATGGCTCAACGAAGTCACCGAAGTTGCTACTCAAATGCACTTCGAGTCAGCTGACGTGTTCTCCTATAAGGGATACGTTGCTGAGAACTTTGTTATGTACGAAGAAATTTCATCCAAATTTAACGCACTTATTCAAACTGAACTTGATCCAGTTGCAATACTGAACGCAGTTAAGTTTACTGACGAGTGCCTAAATATTGTCAAGGAATCGTCTGAGCGTGGTTATGCGTCTGAAGACGAAGTCAATAAATTCAAAGTTGCTCAAATTAAAGTTGTAGACACCTTAGCTAAAATAGGTCAGCTTGACGAGCACGATTACATCGACGGATTATCAAGCACCATGCAAAACTTACAAGAGAAAAACAAAAAGAAAGATGGTTCGTTGGGGATCAACTTCACTGGCGCAGACCGCATCAAAGTGGCTCGTATTATCGCTGGTGCGTTGGGCGTCGATGAACCTGAAAAGTCTTCCAATCCTACTCAGCTGGTTAACATGGGTCTGCGTAAGATCCGTACCAAGCGCATCACACCAGAGTTTAGCCAGATTGTCACTAAGATGCTAAGCACAGCTACAGCTGCTGGTATTGAATACTCTAAAGACCTCCTTCCTACTTTGATGAAGAAGAACAAAGAAAAGGTTGTTGAGGCAGTAGTAGACAATGAAACTCGCACCAAAGACGAGATCAAACGTGAGAAAGAGCAAGACAAAGAAAAGCACGATAAGATGCTGGACGCTGCTCGTTTGAAAGATACTAAAACTACAAACCGCGAGACCAAACCTGTCTCTGAAGACAAAGTCAACAAGGACAGCAAATTCAATATCGCTAAGTCTATCATGTCTTACAGCGACTTTAAGAAGATGCTTGGTATTAATGGTGGTGAAGGAACTGCTCGGAATGAACTTGGTGAACTCCAAGATGAACCTGCTGATCCTGAAGTGCTCAAGCGTCGCAAAGATAAACTGCATCGTGTTGATGAAGAATTTACTGCACATACGATGTACGGTCCAGATGGTGATGAGGCAATGGCTAACTCCCCAGAAGATCACGAGCGTTTAGTGTCTAAAGGCTACGCTGAAGATCCAAACAATGTGTTTGGTCCTGAGGACGATGATGTGTTGCTAAAAGACTTTGACGTCAATGCAGATATCCTTGACGACGAAGACCTGCTTGACCTCTACGATGACGATGAGCTAATGATCGTTTCCGATGATGAGGATGACGATCTTGAAGAGTCGGTCATGCTCGAAGAAGTTGAAGTCAACGAAGTTCTTTCTCGTGCAGAGCGTATCAAGTCTAAGATTCGTTTGAAGAAAACTGCAGCTAAACGTCAACGTGCTGCTCGTATCGCTTTAAAGAAGCATTCGTCCACCGCTGTTATTAATAAACGTGCTCGTCGTGCTGCAGTTAAACTAATCAAGATGCGCCTGTTCAAGAAACCAGCTAACAAGATGTCAGTCGGTGAGAAGGAACGTGCTGAGGTTCGTATCAAGAAGATGTCTTCAACAGTTAATCGTATTGCGATGAAGCTAACACCAAAGGTGCGCAAGCTAGAGAAATCTCGCTTGACTCACTCGAGGACCAAGGCATGATCAACTTCAAAGACTTCCTAGAAGGTGAACATACTAAATGTGGAACCGAAGACTGCTGTGGCACATGCGCGACCGCAAACATTGTCGAAGCCTCAGAGTATAAAGGACGTAAGGTCAAACTAAACGATCCATTCCGCACTCCTGATGGTCCTGGTAAGTTTAGTGTTTATGTAAAGAATGAAAAGGGTAATGTCGTTAAGGTAAACTTCGGCGATCCCAATATGGAAATTAAACGAGATGATCCAGCTCGTCGTGCGTCTTTTCGTGCTCGTCACAACTGCGCCGATCCTGGACCAAAATGGAAAGCAAGATATTGGAGTTGTTTCCAATGGCGTGCTGGATCAAAAGTAGATAGTTAATTGGAGAATATTATGGGCGACAATATAGTAAGTGTGGAAGCATTGGTAATTAAATCTCTTGCTGAGATCCTACAAAAAGATATATCAGAGATAACTCTAGAGAAAACCCTACAAGGCGACTTAGAAGTCGACAGCCTAGACACAGTTGAACTGTTAATGGAAGCTGAAGAGTATTTCAACATAGACATTGATTCGACAGAAATTAATCCCGAAGAGATCGTCACCGTTGCTGACATGATCGCTTTCGTGGAGTCGAAGTTGGACAACTAATGAGCGATCTGAATGACCTCTTTAAACAGCTGGCGAAGCTAAAGGCAGAAGATTCTGTCACGAAACAGAACAAATCGATCGAATCTGGTATTAGAGAAAATTTCCAATCAGATTTAGATTCTTTGCTTTCAGAGTTTTCATCACTTAAATCCACGAAAGCCACAAAGAAAGAGCAACCTCAGTTGATTGAGGAGGTTCTAATTGAAGCACCACCTATCACCAAAACTGTTGAGATACCAATGCAAGTGCAGGTTCCAGCAGACGACATGATGAGTGCTGCTGACAAATATCTGAAGTCGACTCAACCTGAAGTCCCAGAAGAAGATGCGTCGCAAACTGAAATGCGACAAATCAACAATAAGATTAAGTTCCTTGAGGGATGGCTCAACAAGATTAACAATGCTGGTCCAGGTTCTGGTGAAGTAAACCTACGTTACTTGGATGATGTTGCTCGATTGACTATCGCCGATGGTTTAAATTTACAGTACAATGCCACCAGTAAGAAGTTCGAATTCACAAGACCCCTAACTTCTGCTTATCATGTAACAAGAGTCCATGAAACTGTTCAAACACTAGATCATTCGGTACCTCAAATTATTACAGATATGACACTAAGTCCACCAGCTGGAACTTACATAGTAAATTACAATAGTAAGTTTGCAGTTATTGATACCTCTAGTCTCACTAGCGCAGCTAAAGTTGAAGTTACAGCATTATATGCCGACCTGAGCACAAGAAGTGCAACTGGATCAGAAACTTCTCGCACAGCTTCTGATATATACGCAAATGAAACACTAGGTCCAGGTGTTTACATACACACTGGTGCAATAACCGTTAATGGCAAACTCACACTAAATGCTGGTGGCAATCCTAATGCTGAATTTATATTCCGCACTGCTGGTGCATTCACAACAGGCACATTTGCTGAAATAGAATTAACTGGTGGAGCCACAAGTAGTAATGTTTGGTTTGTAACTGCTGGTGCACCAAGCACAGGCGCAAATACTATATTCCGAGGTAATTTTATTGCAGACCAAGCAGCGCCAAGTCTAGGCGCAACTACATCCTTTGAAGGACGTATGTTTGCAGTTAACGGAGCAATAGCTATTGGTGAAGCATGTACCATTACAGCGCCAACTGGTACAGGAATCGAGGTCACAACGTCAATAGGAAGTCTTGTTGTTTTTAGTTTATTCACTGGTCTTGGTGCTGTTTCAAACACAGGTACAGTAACTACAGTTGCATTAAGTATTGGCACTGACGGTGGTGCCATCACAGGATTTCCAGACGGTAATGTTGGTGGTAACTTGTATCCTGGAGGCGCAGGTCAATCAAGTAGATTGCGTATCGGTGTGTATGTTGATGGTGTTCTCCTTGATGATTCAAGAAGACAATACGACCACGCATTTCAAAACATAGATGAAGAATTTCAAATCGTAATGCAATCCGTAGTGACAGTAACTGATGGTCAAGACATAGACATTAGAGGATCTGCTGCTTTTGGTGAAGTAGCCGTTGGACCTAGAATGTCATTGATATTAACTTTAATACAAACCTAAAAGGATTGAATCTATTATGGAACAGACTATTAAAACTGCCTTTGCGAATACCTTCGTTATGTATTTCAAGGCACACGTTGCCCACTGGAATGTTGAAGGCATTTTGTTTGGTCAATTTCACGACTTCTTTCAGGAAATGTACGAAGACATTTATGGTGCGATCGATCCATTTGCTGAAGAGATTCGTAAACTTAACTTTTACGCACCCCACACAATGGACAATCTTTATTCTTTTAAAAATATTGCCGAAGATCCATCAGTTAAGACGGTTGCTACAGAACTATTGGCGGATCTAGAAAGCTCAAATAGCCAAGTTATTGAGAGCCTAAATATATTATTCAATGAAGCGGAAGCAGCAAATGAACAAGGTTTAGCCGACTTCGTTGCTGGTCGCTTGGATTCCCACAAGAAGCACGGTTGGATGCTTAGATCATACCTTAAATAACAGGAAAATACCATGAGTGAAGAAATCAAACAAAACGATGAAGTAGCAGCAACCCCACTGGTGGATGGCGTCGTCGACGTTAATCACGCAGCTGAGAGTGTGATTACCCCAGCAGACCAACCAGAGTTGCCTCCGCAAGTCGAGACCCAAAGCGAACTGATTCGACAAAGTGTTGAGGCTTTAACTAATTTCAGCGACTTTAGGTAAAGGAAAATAGATCGATGGCGATTCAATACAATAAACTAATTGAGAAGGTGTCGAAACCTACTGGCGAACTAAAAGACGCTTGTTGGGCTGGCTACGTTGCTGTGGGCACTAAAAAGAAGAACGGCAAGACCGTTCCTAACTGTGTACCAGAAACTTCTGAAGAAGCTATTGCGCATATGAAGCAAGAAGCTATGTCCGCAAAGCAGAAAAAGATGGACCATAACAAGAATGGTAAGATCGATGGCGAAGACCTAGCTAAGTTGCGTGAAGTAGAAGAGGCTAAAACCCTTTCAGCAAAACAAATGGCAGCTGCACTAGCATCAGACAAGAACAAAGCTAAACCAAAGGGATCCGTCTCCTTGAAGAAAGCACCTTGGGACGAGTCTGCTGGCATTAAATTCAAAGTTGTTTACAAAAACAAAGCTGGCAAGGTTGAAGCTGAAAAAGACTTCGACACTGAAATGGCTGCTAAGAAATATGCTGAGCGTGGTAACAAAGTCGACAAGGTCGGTGGCAAATACGTTATCACTAAAGTCAAAGGCATGAGTGAAGCCTACGACCGCACAGTCGATCGTGGTGAGTATGACTACGAAGGTTCAATGGCTAAGAATGCACTTCAAACCATTATGCGTAATGCAGAAGATCTGATGGGTATGCTTGGCGATGATGATAACCTTCCTGAGTGGGT